TAAAAATTTCGATTGGATTGACGAGGATAAAATAAAAAAATTCCTTCTAGGCTCCAGGGACTTGCTTGAGCAAGACGACCCTGTGCTTAAAAGGAAAGTTATCGATCTATTCGTATCAAAAATAGTAATTTATCCTAATCATGTTGATGTTGACTACAAAATAGATCCAACGGACAGTGATAAGGTTGGTGGAGATAAGCCGCTCCTAACCATATCCCTGTCCATTACAAAAGATGATTTATACAGACATATGTAATTTAGTCATTCAAATGTTTAATAGCGTAGTCAGCTTGTTCTTCAGTAAAGTTTCCGCCGTATTTAGATACTAACTGATCACGAATACTTGCAGGAGACATTGACATTTTCTCTTGGTATGTCTTTGCTGAAGCAAGAGCATTAGCGTCCCAGTCTGCATTTACATTATCAATAGCGTATTGTCCGGCTTCCTTTGTGAATTTTCCGCCATACTCGGATACCAATTGATTGTACACGCCTACCTTAGACATACTCATAGTATTTGCGTAAGTATTGGCCTGGCTGAGAGCTGATTTGTATTCTGCTGGTACTGCTGGTGTTGCTGGCGCAACTGTAGCTGTAGCTGCTGGTGTTTCTGCTGCTGTAGTTTCTGCTGCTGGTTGAGTGTTAGTTGCGGTGCCTGACTTTTTACTGCCACCACTTGCTGCGTTCACGAAAATCACCAATAACACTACAACTAAAAGCCCCGAGATAATCTTATGCTTTCCGAAGAAACTCCTGTTGTCCTTTCCGCAAGCCGGACAGGCTTTTGCTCCTTTTGCAACATCAACTCCGCATGCTTTACACTTTTTTAACTTCGCCATACCAATTCCCCCTTTTAATATTTCAATATTTACTAATATTCTCCACTAAATGACAATAATCCTTCAATAAAAATAAAAAAAGCCAGAGCGTAATTGCCCTGGCTTTAATACTGTACTAACTGGTGCGCATCTTTTGATAGGCGTGTTAGTATCTATTAATTTTCGCCCACACGGTTCGCATTATTAAGAGGCGCTGTGGACTGTAATTTAATTATACCATATTTATTCTTTTGGTGCGTATGCTGCATCCGTCCACGCTTCGGCGAATATGTAGGCTATAATAGCACCGCCAGCCATAACTAAAGCCGCTACTTGTTCGATTGAGCCGTTGTCCATCCCGCGCGCTGTCATTATTAAAGTTATAAATCCGGCTAACATTGTCCAAAACTTTCTACTTGTCAATTTTCTCACCCAGTCCATCTTTAAGGTTTCCATATACTTCACTCCTTTTTTGTTTTACTACTTTGGTCTTTTTGATACTAGCCATGAGCCATAATTCGCCGGTAGTAAACGAGAAAAACGCTGCTACCAATGCAGTAGGTTCAACCCCTGTCTTGGCGAATACGCTTAACACAGCCACGGTAAACCACACGTTTAATATTATAATTAATAGCACAATTACTTTGCTAAATTGCTTCTTATCGTCCTCCATAGTACCTCCTTAACCAACCAGTTTAAGCCACGTCTGAGCGCCTATAATTCCGTCCGCGCTAAGTCCGCTTTTAGCTTGATATATCTTGACCGCTTCTTCGGTATCAGGTCCATATATGCCGTCATGCTTAACCCTTAATCGCCATTGCAAGTATCTTGTAGCATTGCGGTTGTAATTGCCTGTCTTCATCAACGGCTTTAATAATATGTCATTAATTGCGTTCATCGTAACTGTTCCGGCTATGCCATCCACGTTAATATTAACAACATCCTGCAGCTTTTTAACAGCCTGCTTAGTCCGTGCTCCCATAAGGCCATCCTCAACAAGTGTTTGGCCGCTATCATCCGTAAACTTTAACCTGTTAAGGTTACGCTGTAGCCTGAGTGCCATTTCGTCAACGTGAGAGGCTGTGGGGGCTGCTGTGACAACTTTGTTTATTATAGGAGCAACTACCTTCTGATTACATATACTTTCTGCTATGGCCTTGCCTAGTGTCTCATAACCTATTCGCTGATACAAAGCCACATCGCCTGCATTGTCACAAAAAAAAGGTTCTAATATTATACACGGCATTTTAGTGTTTTTTATCTCGTAAAGCCCCCTAATATCAGCATATGCTTTGCGATTTTTAAACCCTAAAGCAGCTATGGCATTGTTGACTTTATTAGCGTATTCCTGCCCCTTAGTTGAGCCAGGTGCATATATTACCTCAGTACCTGCTCCGCCGGCAGCATTTACATGACACGATACAAATAACTCTGCGCCCCAGGCATTAGCTTTGCTGACTCCATAAGTCAAGTCCGCTCCGCTTGTGCTAGTGTTTCCTGGTGTCACATCAAGCACGGCGTGTCCAAGTGCTAATAGATTATTCATTACGGCTTTGTAGTATTTTCTGTTTTCGATTACCTCGTCCACTATTCCGTGGGCTCCCGGTACTCCTGGATTATGCCCGCCCCTTATTGCGATTTTCATAAAAATTCCTCCTTTACGGTGTGAATATTTTTATCATACCAAAAATATTTCCTGCAATATAAGTCGCGGCGAATATGTACACCGCAATTTTTATCCGGTCATAATCTTTGATAGGCTTGTTCTTTAAATCTTCGATGCTCTTTAATGTCAATTCTTGATTGTTTGCTGAGCTCTTTTCTTGTTTTGCCTGACTCTCTTGAATCAATTTGAGATATATTTTAGTCTCGATATGGCTTTCTTTGATGAGTGCAACATCTTTGAAAAGATCCTTGTCGTTGTTTTCCAAGTCGCAAACATGCTTCTCTAAATGATCCACTCGTATCTCGAGTCCCTTGTTTTCCAATCGCCCACCCCCCTATAAGCCGTCGATGTTTTATTTTTTTTAGAGTGTATTCATTATTGACATAAACCACCACCACCACCAGATAAGCCACCACCTCCCGGATTATATTTCGATATACTTACGGTAACTTGTGAATGTTTATCAGGTACCAGGCCTTTGACTTGCCTAGTACATCGTGGTAATACGCATAAGTTTGCGCTTCAGTTTGAGGCTGGACCTCTGCGTGATGTTTCTGGAAGAAGTGATGATGATGATGTCTTGAATGATAGTTTCTTCCGCACGCTGAAACCCCGGATGCCGGAATGGATAAAGCAATGATCAGTGCTAGTGTGATTACTGTTCTTTTCATGAACCTACCTCCATTTTTTTTAAATTAAAAGAGAGCCCTGAGGCTCCCTTAGTTTAATTAAAATTTTTGCCTAATTTTTTTAATAAGATTGGTTAAAGTTTTACTTAATTAAACCAATCTTTACTTAATTTTACCCAATCATGTTGTGCGCAATGGTTCTCAATGTCGAATCACATATGTTAGACTGCTGGAATATATGTGTTTGCTACTTGCACATATGCATCAGTGCTAGGCAGACTTAATGTTGTATTATCTGTTGTTATCAAAACACCATTTTTCTCAAACACTTTTGCATTTACAGTATACGAAGTAACAGCGCTTACTGTAATCCAAGGTGTTATAAAAACGTCTGTATCTGGGATTTCAAACTGACACCAATGACCGAAATCTGTAAAACGAATTGGCAAATTGTAAGTTGACCCCGTGTATTCAGCCGACGGCTCAAACCAAAATTCGCTTTTTTGAATTACTCCACTTGGCAATGTTCTGAACATTACAAAACCCCAGCCGCCTGTATGTCCCCACAAACTACCTATAGAGAATCCACTTGTACTAATCACTGGTATTGTTCGAGTTAATTGAACAGAGTCCGTGGCAATACTTTTACCAGTAGCAAACAAATAAATCTTATAAACATAGTCGCCTAATTCTGGGAACATGTATGTTCCGCTTGCTAAAGTACCAGTAGCACTTAATGTTGACAAAAGCGTTCTACCAGAAACCATAGATATAGAATTTGCAGTCCATTTAGGCAATGATTTCCATAGTTTAAAAGTATCACTGTTGAATACATATGAACTTCCAAAAAGGCAGTTAATAATCTTACACCGGATATGGTAAATATCCGTATTATTCAAGTTATAAGAAAAAGGTGTGTTTTTTAAAGCTGTTGTAAGTTCCCCAGCCACACGAAAGAAGCAGTTTAAATATGTTATTTTTGAGGTTGCTGTTTCCAAGATATAACTTCCATAAAAGTAACATGAAATAAAAATCGCTTGTTTCATATACGTAGTGCCTATGATTGGGAGAGTATCAACGTTTTCCCAATGGCAGCTAATAAAAGTCGCTTTTGTATATGCACCAAGAGTAAACCTTGTCTGAATACAGTTTATTGCAGTAAAACTCTGGTTTCTAACCCCATCAACAAAACTATAACTAGGGTTATTAGTAAAATGCCATTCATTGCAACTCTCGAATATCCAACCATCGCCTGAGATCCCCTGCCCTGAAGTGTTTGAAATATTTTGAAATGTTGAGGTATCCATTTTTGCAAATTGCCCATCTCCGACAATACCAGATATTCCATTCAAGGTTATATCACCAGCAGCAAAGGTATACCCACATGATTGACTTATATTATCGTATCTCATAAAGTCACGATAATTATTTGTCATAGCCATCATATATGGACAAGTGTAGAAGGTTAAATCCTGCAAAAGCATATTTGCGCCAGTTTGAATAGATGGTATTATCCAATCAACTGAAGGTAAAGAGTAATCACCACCAATACTTCCATTGCAAATTTTAAAATAACCAATAGGCCATTCTACCCTTGCTTGATACCCGTTGTCTTTTAGATTAATCTTAATGTGGAAGTTTTTCAAAAGCGACCTATTCAAGTCGAGTACACCCCGCCAGAGATTCTTAGCATCTACAAATCCAGCAAAGTAATACGTTTTGCCAGGCATACATTTAACACTGCTGGAATAATTTAAAGCATTTGTAAATGCTAACGTATCATCTGTTACTCCGTCACCCTTAGCACCAAACATCTCAGGGGTGACATATGTCGCCATGTCATCCAATTGCGCACTATTCTTTCTCAGTTTCCCGAGGATTATATCTTCATTATACATAAATTAACCCTCCTTATAGCGTATTCCAAGTTGTGCCATCGAACTCTTTAAATCCAGTTACTTCATGCAGCGTTGCATCTATAATCCTCATCGTGCTACCTGCTCCGCAGTCCGTTGCTGCTGGATATGTGTTGGCCGCATCTGTGGTTAAAGCCTGGTATGTTTTGAGATTTCCGCCTGTTGTAATGCCGATCTGTTTTACTGCCATATTTATTCCCCCTTTATAATATTTTCATTGGTTCGAGTATTGGTTCCGCTGCTATTATTTCTTGCATAGCAGTAATAGATTGTACTGGATATATTGCTACTGATTCTTCTTTTCGTCGTATTTCCTTTGCCATTACATCAACGAAGTAATTATAACGAATACTCATTACTGAACGAGAATTATCATCTAATGGTACAACAACAAAATCATATATTAATTCAAAATCCTGCTGTTCCTCTCCATAAAAGGACATATTCTGTTGCCCAGTACAATAATCTTTTATAGTCCCTAGTCGTTTGTTATAGTAAAATGTTACAAAATCATCACTACTCATAGTTCCTCCTTTATGCTGTTGCCACCCAAGTTACCGTTATTCCTGATGTGTAGTTATAATAACCTGCTGCTCTTGATATCCCGAGTATCTGGTCGCCAATAAGATTTCTACAGTCATACCATGTGCCCCAACCTCTCATACTGAACTTACCACCAGATTTATTTATATTTGTAACCTCTGCTTGTATATTAATCATAGTTTCGCCATTAAACGGGGCTGGATTTTCTGAATTCTTTATTGATAATACGACTTTAAAGTTTTTATTTTTAAATGCTGGGTCTAATGTTATTTCTGACGATCCAGTTCCAACAGATAATGATCCTGTTTCCATTAGATAATGATAGTCTTGTTTGGTTGAAGCAACATATTTATACAACCCAGTCGCATCGGCTTGTGTATAATCTAAACCATGCACCCATTTTGAAGAAGCATTCGTATGCATAACTACATCACCAGTCTGCCCACCAATAGTGAATATTCCCGTAGCAAGACTGATATTTATGGAACCATCTTGTGATACTATGGAACCGGTTTGAAGGAGACTAGCATTCAATATTCCGCTGGTAATAAATGTCGCTACTATACTGCCATCGGCAGTAATTGCTAATGGATATGGTCCGTCAATACCAGTGGAAGAATGTCCTAAACCACCCATATTGAATTGCCATACATTTTGGGCAGTTAATGTGCTGTCTGTGTCCATAATAAGAAGACCAATTGGTTTTCCGTTTGCATCCTGTTTTATTATAAGATTTCCGCCATCTCCTCCAGATATCAATTTTGTAGCATTCTCAATTGCCGTCTGGAAGGCAGTCTGTACGTCGAGTACATTATTTTTAACAGATTGTATTTCTTTATTGATATTACTGATATTAGGTTTGAAGCTGCCCAATTCTATCTTTTCAATCCTGCCGGTAATCAAGTTCTTTACAATTTTTATTACCTTAGCCTTCAGGTCAATACCGAGTTTGCTGTGCTTTATGGTTACGGTGTCCGCCATGTAGACAGTTTCGAGAATTTGGTAATTCTTATACTCCTCCGTCTTTGTCAACTCTATAAAGTCGATCTTATAATTAAACTTTGGAATATCACATTTGCTGTTTAATATATAATCATTTGCCGCGATAGCCAAATCTGTAACATTATCTATGTCGCTGAATTCCTTTTCTGCTACTTTTGGATGTGGGTAGTTGTTAATGTAAGGACTATCCACATATTTAGTCGGAAGCATTAACCCATCTTTACCTATAGGCATTAACCTAGTAACTACCTCACTATCATCTCGTGTTTCTTCGATGCCTTGAATGTTTTTGCGATAAGCTACTAAGACCCCTCTATCAGCGCCTCTGGATTGGTGGAGGTTGATTGTGAAATTGTCCCTCTCCAGTTCGCCGCCTATTCTTTCGATTATTCCGTCAGTTCCCATAATGGCCGCAACTGGATTTTTGCATACAAAGGACCATGTGCTGGCGCTTGGAATATCAGATACAGATCTAAAATTATGCGCGTACTGCGTATGGGTCAGCATCCAATCCAGAGCCCCTGCTCCGTTTAGCATTGTCAGGTTTACATCCTCTAGAAAGTTGTCCATTAGGTCGTAGAATATGTGTCTGGCATTGATCTTTATGCCTTTAAGCGTTTTTGCCGGATAATAAATTCTAAACAATTGATTATCTGCCTTAATAATATTATCCGTCTCAAGATTCAACCATTTGTCTCTTTCGTCCAGGGGGTGTTCTATTTCAATTTCATATGCTCCGTTGAGCTCCTCTGTGCTTGTTGCGGATATGCAGTCGCTTAACACGCATAATCCATTCCGGGTAAATACTGTTTCGTCTGCATCATATACCACCAAATAAGCTGAACGTTCTCCGCCAGTTCTTTCGATTGCAAATGTTCCAGAACTAGTATTAGTTGATGCGAATGAACCTTTTGCATTTTTCTTACCCGTGAAAGAACCAGCGCTAGTGTTAGTACTTGCAAATGATTTCTTTGCATTTTTCCTGCCAGTAAATGAACCACCACTAGCATTGATCATATTAAAACTAAATGAGGCTTTTGTATTTCTACCAGCTAGTATCACACTACTACTATTTGTAATAGCAAATGAGCCTTTAGCTTGTTTTTGCCCTGCGAATACTCCATCACTTGCGTTGGTCATAGCGAAAGAGCCAGTCTTTGCAATCGTTGTTTCGTAAGTTATGACTAGTTTTGGTCCATTAGATGACCCATTTTCATAACCATTCATTTCGACATATCCGTTAGGTGATGCTACTCGTCGGTTCTTATGCATAAGTAGTATTGCATTACCGCTTACCCAAGATGCCTGGTCAATAAGTTCCTGGATTATAGTCTTAATTTCCGGCGAATCGTACCAATTTCCAGTTACCCAAGCGGCTAATGAATCCCAGTTTACAGAAGCTGTCGTTAATGCTTTACCGGTATATGTAGCTATTGAAGTTGGACTTGTTGGTGCTGCTACTTTGTTAGCATATATAGTTGACTGTAAATTAGCGGGGGTTGTACCACTTAAAGCTTTATATTGTAGTTTAGCACTTGTTATGATTG